TGATATTCACATCTAGTGCTGCACCAGTATGTGTAATCAATGTGCCATCTGCTGCTGTAATGTAGGCACCTACATTGGCACCCTCTGCTGGTGCTGATGGATCAAATACTAATTTATTTAATGCTAAACTGCTCATGCTTTTACTCCTATGTATGGGTTAGTTGAAGGCTACTACTTCGACCACCTCATCGGGTTTAGAATTTTTAAAATAAATGGTCTGGCCACTATAAAAATTTTTATCCTCATATGAGACACCTGCATCTATGGTAATCCACTCTGTAAATGATGCAGTGTATGCAAATTTGATGGATGAGTTTTTACGTGCCTTTATCATAAAGCCTTTAGTATCTGCAGGTAGAGTCTGGCTATACTCCACATTTGCTAATGGGCAGGCCACATTAAATATCACAGGTACTACTGCCACCACTCCACCTAGAGCTAAAATGATCTGCTCTAGCAGTGCTGCTGCATTAGTATCTCTGACATATCGTATGGCTTTATTTAGGTCTGCTGTATCTCTGAATAGATTATCATGCTCTGCCTGAGGCTGTGCTCCTGCTTTTACCTCAGCCATTTGTAGCTCCTGTATCAGGAGCATCAGACTCTAGATCTGTGATGTCACTATTATCTACATCTTTATAGTACCATGCATACCAGTAGAGCACTGTGCCCTCTAGTACAGGACTGATATTTACATACTCGTAAAATGCAGATCCTTTAGCATTATTCAATAGCATGAGGCGACGTAGTCCCTGAGGACTACGTGCCTTTAGATAATTAGGTATGCGTTTTAATGATACCTGCTGCACTGATATTAGTTAGCATCTTTAATGATTAGTGGTGATAGTGTAGCTCCTACACCCTTCTCACCTAGCTGTAATCCCTTTACTCCGAATAGCTGATCCATAGCTGTAAGCATAGCTGATGTGCCATACTCAATAGCAGGCTGTGATGCCATTTTAGGAGCTAATTGTAGGGCATATGCTAAGCCTGATTTCTCAGCCATAAAATACTGAGCTGCTGCTAAGCCATTATGCACTACTACTGGGATGCCATACACTGATCCAATTACACCAGATGGTATTACTGCTGCACCATAGATCTGAGCCTGTGTAAACTCAGCTACCTTTAGCATATCCTCCTCATCATCAGGACTGATAAAAAATCCTGTAGATGATAGATCACCATCATTTTTCTGGATAGCTTTACGCATCTCTAAAACTACATCACGTGTAATCACACCTGCTGTGACTGTAGCTACTCCATGAGTCTCAAGACCAGTGATTAGCTGCTCATCAAAATACCTGCCATGGGCTGCAGCAGCACGTCTAGCAAATTCAATTTGCACTTCGATCATAGACTGGATCTCATCAGATGAGTCTACTATCCATGATACATATGCATTTTGATCTAGATCCAATTTGTCTACTGCACTGGTGAGTGCTGATGCCACACCTGCTACTGCAGATGCTCTGTCTACTACTGTAAAGCTAGACAGCTTAGGATAGCTAACTGACTTAGCACCCTTCATGGCTAGTGATGATAGATCTGTAAAATATCCTGCCAATTTAGCAGCAAATTTTAGCTCCTTCTGTACAATTGCACCTATGATGTCTGCTTTAGTCGGTGCTAACTCTGTATTACCTGTAACTGCCATTTTAATACTCCTTAATTATTGCTGCTTAGCTAACTCTATGAGCTGATCCATATTTAATTTGCCCAGCTCATTTTTAGTAGCTCCTACAGCATTGTTAGTTTTAGGCACTCCATCCTTAGGTGAGGGTGTGGCCTTACCAAATAAAATTTGATAATCCTTCTTAGTCCTCTGCACTATTGATGATAGAGCCTCATTATTTACCTCAAATGTGTCATCGGATATGAGATCTGGCGAGTCTAGTAATCCATCGGACTTAGCAATTTTGATGAGTGACATAGGATCCTGACAGCCTGCTTTTACTGCCTCACTTGCAAATCGACTGGCTACTACTGTGCCTGTCCACTGTGCTCTGTCCTTCTGCCTCTGATCTCGCTCAGTCATTAGCTCCTTAGATGACTTCTCGTACAGGTCTTTAAATTTACCCTGCTCTGCCATCCCTGCCTCCTGCATAGCTCTAAGCTGTGCCTGAGTATCAGCTAACTCCTGTTTATACTGTGCATAGGTCTGTCTGTATTTTTTATTTTCTGCAGACAGCTCTGACAGTACCTTACTAAAATCCTCAGGTGTCTTAGCACCCATTGATCCTGTATCACCCTCATCTGCTGCTGCAGTCTGTGTAGGTGTGCTCTGCTGAGCACCTTTATCATCTGACATTTTAGCCCTCCATTGTATGATTTAGCAATAGTTTAGCGTGAGCCTTTTAGCTTACGTCTAACTGCTGCCATTACTATCCTAGTCATTGTATTTATGCCCTTAGCATCTATGCCTAAAAATGGTCTGCCATCCTCTGCTACCTTGATAGCTACATCTAGATTAGTCAGCCCACTATCATCTGATCTAGATGATGGTTTTACAAATACACTCACTGATGGTGCACCTGTATCTATACTAGTGTCTAGTGCATTTAGCATCTCACCAGTCAGTGTCAGATTAGATTTTTTAGCATTAAAAAACTCACCAAATTGTTTTAGTGCCTTCTTACGTTTTGATTTGGCAGATCTCTTACCACCAAATACAGTTTTACTATTTGATTTGATCTCATCCTTTAAAGCAAATTGCCTCATCTGAATATAGCCATCAGACAGAGGCTTAAATTTAGCTAGATTTTTACGAATACCTGCATAGTATCCTCTCTTAGTATTGGTGTAGATCCTAGTCCTCATAAAGGTGGCTAGATCTTTAAGCATATTTTTATCACCAATAGCTCTATCTAATTTGTACTGCAGTATTTTTTTATTAAGTGTAAAAGCAAAGCTCATCCAAATGATCCTCTAGGTGTAGTGGTAGGTATGATCTGTGCATTTAGCTCATCAAGATAATCTAGTATTGATTTATTTAGCTCATCTCTAGTGGTGGCACCCTGTATGGAGTCTATAGTCCTGACATCATCTTTAAAGTCATTAGCTATAGTATTTAGCTCACCCATGGGCAGCCCTAAAAAATCTCTCTTACGGACTTTACCCTCTAGTACTGGGTGGCCTTCAAATCCTGAGATGTGGCCATAGGCTTTATCATTTTCGTTAGGATCATCAAATCCTATAGTGATAGTCTGAGGTGTAGATTTAGTGATGGTGAGTGCTGCTAGCATATCACCTGTGGCAGTGAGATCTACTGCAGAAGTCCTGCCCTTTAGCACTGCAAAATCTATGGTGCTTTTATATGACTTAGAGTATGAGCCTAATGACCTGCCATTTTTATCTTTATTATCCTGAGTCCTCTCCACTATTTTATCTATGATAGCCTGCCCTATGGCAGACTTAGTGGACTCATCTAGATCTAATCTCTCACCAAATAGATCAGCAAGATTTACTTTATACTCTGCCTTACCCATCAGTAATCCTTTACTGAGTTACAGTATCAAGTGCCTTAGGTACATCACCAGTATCATCTGCAGGCATATCACCTGCACCATTAAATAAATTAGGCATAGGAGGCTTAGGTGGTGGTGGCAGTATGTCATCTGCCTCCATCTCATCCTCAGCTATCTCTAATAGCCTCTGCTCAGCCTGCTCATCGGTTAGACCATACAGCTCCATTAGAGCCATCTTACGAGACGTAAGACCATTTTCAATGAGCACTACCTGTGAGTCCTCTAGCTCCTTCTTAGTCTGTATGCCCTGAGGCTGCTGATACTTTACCTCTATCACTAGATCATCTGGCAGCATTGCCTGCTGTAGCTCAGGGATTAGTGGATCCACACCACCCTTGATGTTAGCACCCTGCATTAGATTACTCCATGCCACCATGATCTTGAGTGCCTTCTGCTCTACCCATTTAAATAGATCCATATCATCAGCACTAGCCTCAAACTTCTCAATGAGTGCTAGTAGTCTCTCCACTCCACTATTGTATTTAGTGGCTGTAGCCTTACCTGATACCATTGTAGGATCCTGCCCCTCTGCTGATAAAAATAATCTTAGGTACATCTCTAATAGCTCTAGTGATGCATTGAGATCTGGTGATGGATTAGCCCACTCAAATTTAGGCTGTATCTCAGAGTTACGATCTAACTTCATGTGCATGATGACATTATTGCCCACTAGCTGATCCTTAGGAGGCTCCTCACTATATACGATAGCCTGAGAGTATGACTGCCTTTTATTTGTCTCAGCAGTGTCACTAAGTAGCACACTAAAATCTAAGCTAAACTCTACTACATCATTACCCTGTCTAACCCAGTACTCATACTCCTTAGTGCCTGCTACATCTACAAATGGCAGTAGCTCTATGGGATTTAAAATCTCTAGAGGATCAGTGATAGGTCTGCCTAGAGGATCAATGATATTACCTCTAGCATCTGTGATAAAATTGTAATCCTTAGTCCACCAGATATATCTATTTAGCTTAGCCTTAAAGTCATCAGCATCTGCTGACACCTGATCTATACCATCACTGTCACCAGCTAGATAATTACCATCAGCATCTTTAGGCAGAAAATTGTAGAGCAGTGATTTATCATAGACAGATAATACATAGCCCTCTGCAGTCTCAGGATCATCATACTTACTAAAGCAGTCATAGTGATGCGGTAATAAAATCCTGCTAGTGATGACTCCATTTTTAGGGATAAATTGCATGGCACACTGAGACTCTAAAACATACATCCTATTAGATTTTTTAAATACTACATCCATCATGCCATACTCATAGAGGGCATCTAGCTGAGCCTGCTGCATATCACTTAGTAGTGATTTAGATCTGGTGCTAAATTCTCTGTCTGGTGTTTTAGTGTAGAGTGATGCCTTCTCATTTACGATACGATTACATAAATTGATAGATGATATGACTCTCATATCCTGCACTGTCTGTGAGCTGTACTCTTTTATGAGCTGCTCATTTACATACTTAGACTGTCTCTTTTGATAGACATCCATTTTACGTAATGACTCATTTTTACGTGCTTTATTTTCGTTAGTATTTATGGAGTCTAAAAATGATTTACGAAAATATGCATCCATTACATTTGGCATTTGATTATCTCCTAATCATAGACACCTGTGATTTGGTGCCCTCTCTTAATTTAGCAATGCACCCATATCCTAGAGCTGTGCCCACGTGCTGGTATGGTGAGTTTTTACTGTCATCCTCAATGTAGTCAGCTCCTGATCTCAATTTTGTCAGCATCATAGCCTCATGACAGACTGGTGCATCTGCATATATAAATAGCCTAGTGTCACCATTAGCATTATGCAATAGACCATTCATGATATTATGCCTCTCTCTGACTTTAGGATTGCTCAGTGGTACATCCATCCTAAACTGTATAGGTCTGCCTGATTTTGTTTTAGCATTTGATAGGTAAAGCCTGATGATCTCGTAATCATTATGCCTAGATCTGGTGTCTCTATTTTTACCTGTGCAGTCACCATTTATGACATAGGTAGTCTCATGGTCTAGTAATCCCTGAGCATGAGCCTCCTCTAGCATATCCTCTGTGCGTAATCCCTGTATCACTAGATCTTTAAATACATGAAACTTACCATCATACTGAAACAGGCAGGAGCTAAGTGGCTTACCATCTCCTATATTAAAATCCCATGACCAGTGGATCTCTCTTTTAGGATCTACCTGATATTTATGCAGCACCCGATTACGTGCAGGATCATACTGGTGATAGATTACAGCCTGCCTAATTGGTATCCACTCAGACAGCACCATCCTTCTATACATGATAGGATCATAATTCTCTTTTAGGCTCTCAATGTATGACTTAGGTAAATAGGGATTATCTGCAGTGACTGATTTATACCTGTGCCTTCTCTCTGACTGCTCTATAAAAAATCTTTTATACACCCATGAGTCAGGCTCATCTGGGTTAGTAGCTGAGATCAGTAGTTTCTCATCTATGTGCCTTAGTCTGCCCACACGTGATGCTATCTCATGGTAAAACTCAGGGTGAGGATTTTCAGTTAGCTCCTCAATACCAAATGCACTAAACTCATGAGATCTAAATTTTTTATAGTGAGCATCTGCCCATGAAAATGGTCTTAATACTGAGCCATTACTAAATGTGTATTTGCCTGTGACACCATTGTACTCCACTGCCATATCTGCACAGTGAGCCTTTATCACCTCACCTAATGTCTCACGTAATGAGGGCAGAGTCCTTCTGCCAATACCAGCATGAGCATTAGGATTTAGTATGCAGTGAGTCACCATGATGTGCCCTAATAGTAATGACTTAGCAGATCCTACAGCACCATCTAGTAGCACCTCATGAGTGCCTAGTGAGTAATCATATTTAGTCCTGATGTCATGTATGACCTGCCACTGCTTAGGTGTAGGTAAAAACTCATTTAGTGTAGGAGTGGAGTCACTCACCCTCAGCTACCTTAGCAGGAGTCACATCTATCATAGGATTTTCTGGTGGTGCATCTAGTGCATACCTGAGCTGTATGACCTGATTTGGTGCTACTGCCATCTGCATATTTTCTGACCACCCGACTAGATTTTGTAATGCAAATTTTAAAGCAGGCCAGTATCTGTCACCTTCTGTGGCTAGTGCCATAGTGTGCTGTATTAGCGAGTGCTTAGTATGCTGCAGCCTCTGCTCTCTAAAATCCGAATAAGATAATGCATAGTGTAATTTTATAGTGCTCTCTATGGTGTCTTGAGATACATCAAAGAATAGAGCTGTCTGAGCTAGTGTAGGCTTAGTCCACATATAATTTTCGAGACGTTTTAGATTTATATCTATGACTTTATTAGCATGAGCATTTTGACGCTGGTGTGCACCTACCTCTGGTGGAGGTAAATTATGGTCATACTTCTTAGATGATGACGATACTCGCTTTTTTTTACGTGTGCACTTCTGTGCAGGCTTACTAGCCATAGTAGTAATGTTCGGCACTTAGCCGCTAAGAGTCAATAGGTCTAGGTACATTATCGGTAAATAGTCTAGTGAGATCCATCTGATTTAGCTTACCTAAATTTATGCCATCATCTACCGATAAAGACTGTCTGTGCTTTAGCACTGTGAGTAGGTGTGATAGGTAAAATACCACCTGATCTACTCCTCTATGCCACACTAGGTAGCCTGAGCTATGCACGTGTGGCTGACATCTATTTAGCTCTCTTAGCTGATGGTCTTTAATGGCAGAGTGGGTAAAGGTTTTAGCCTGTACTGTTTTAGTATCTAGCACTATGGATTTACCATTTAAGAATAGTACATAATCAAATGGAGTGGATACTCTCAGGAGCTGATAGCCTTTAGCACCTCTGACCTGTCTGCATCCATCTGGTATCCTGATGCAGCATATGCCTTGATGTCTAGATACATTGCCTAGGATAGTCTCAAATGTCTGACATCAAGGCAT